CGATCTCCACTATCTGCCCGTCCACACCACTGACCGCAACAGAATGCGCCCGCCCCAACGCCATCAGAACGCATCCACAAAATGCTCGACCGAAGGCACACCGTCCCGGCCGATCAACACCGCCACCACATCAAAACGCACCCTCGACCACGACCGACCCGAATCAGCCAGCCACTGCATCGCCAACACCCGAATCCGACGCTGCTTCGCGAACGTCACCGACTCCGCCGGACTCCCGTACCCGACACCCGACCGAGTCTTCACCTCCACGAACACAATTCGATCACCGGACGTCGCAACAACATCCAACTCGCCGTACCGACAACGCCAATTCCGCTCGACAATCTCCAAACCCACATCAATCAGGAACTCGACAGCCACATCCTCGCCCCGAGCCCCCAACGCCATATTCCCCGCCATCACAGCCCCCACCACTCACACCCCGCGCCCGCCCATACGAAACGCGTCCCACCCACCACCCTCAACCCACCACCACAAAACCAAGCCACCCAAAAACAACCTGTTCACAACTCAGAACCTGTGGACACACTCAACCTGCACTGGCCACCGAGCACGGGCCGGGCTCGCGGCTACTTCAACCGAAGTGTGGTCCTCTTCGACGCAGGTTGTCGGCTCGATTCTGTCAGACGTGGATCCACGCGAGTGGTTCTCTCAGCCTGATGCCGGCCTGTGAGGATCGCTCACCGCAAGCCGATTGCAGCAGCATCCCTGCAGCCAGCTTGATCGTCAGAGTGCGGATGATTTCAGGGACGGGCTTGAATGGCACTGTGTAGACAGAGCCAAGTGCAGTGTTGATCTCGCTCTGCGCCGATCTCGGTGCTGGAAGATCAGGCTGTCGTTCATATTGAAGGAGCTCGTGAATCCTGCCTCGGCACGAATCTCATCGAGTGAGCAGTAATTGCCCCAGTCCTGGCCGCGTCGGGCTTCACTGTCGGTGAGCGCAGTCTCCTCGTTCGTGCTCGCATTGAAATAGGTTCTGCGATACCAGAACTCGGAACCACCGGAGGTGTCAGTCATGTACGTCGACGGTTGGTCAGGATCGATGTCCCGTGTAGCGAGAACGGTGAACTGGTCATCGGCCGGCACTTTCCCGTCCACGTTGGCCGCTCGGTAGAAGTGAACCAGGTCGCCAAGTACCCTTGTGACATCAGCAAACGTCGCGTGTGGGTGCTTGAGCGGACAAACCAGCGTGACAGTCGTGTCGTCGGCAAGAGACTCAACTACGGCTTTCTCGCACTGCTCGCGGGCCAGTTCGCCCACGTAGATGATCGATCCAGCCTCATACCCTTGAGTACTCGCCACCTTGATCGCAGTCGCCCCCTCAGGAACGCCCTCGACTAGTGACGTCCGTTCACGGATGTTGTTGCGGCTGAATGAATCTGCTTGAAGTGTCGTACTCATATTCTCTTCTGAATATACATCGGATTGTGAAAATGAATATCAATAAGACGATCGTAACGAAGATCAGCGCAGCGATTAGCCAGAGATCCACCCCAGGAGCCGTCACCGCCATCTTCGGTTGCTTCAACACTGTCGCTGCGAGTGCATTCACTGCTGTCATCTCGCCAACCGGGTCGTACGTGAACAGCCCGATCCCTACTTCATCGGCATATGCGACCGCAGCTTTGCTGTAACTCGACGCAGCAAAGAAGAACAGCGCCTTCTTGGTATCAGTACCCCGCGCGCCGTAGAGCTGCTGCATCTCGGGTCTGCCCGCAGCGCCACGCTTCCACTTCACCTGCGCCAACGCCCGTGATGATCGAACGTCGATCCCGCCATCCGCTCCCCCGGTCGTTGCGACCGCATCAGTAAAGCCCCAGGACTTCATAACCTCGGCGGCGTTCAATTCTGCTTGGTGCGGCGTAGTTATGTACTGCATCTGTTCTCAATTAAACATACTTCGCATTTAGCATCCAGTGTCCTTCGAATAGACGACAGTCCAGGACTCTCACAGATGCTACTATCCGCCGATGGGAATCGAGAATCGAAGAAGGACAGCATTCCGACTGGTGCTCCTTTTCGGCATACTCACGATAATATTGCCGAGTTGCAGTACTGAATCGCCGGGTACTAGTGAGCAGATTCCAGCATCTGCGCAGATATCTGACGAGGGTTTTCACATCCAATTTGACGAATTGACTGTCGAAGGTACTGGGAATAGCGGCGATGTAGGGGCACAAGCTAGCGTTGATCGGAACGGCCACAGCACCATCGAGGGCAATCAGAACATGCTCACAACGATCAGCGACCGATACCAAGTCGTCATCGAGGATTCCGATGGGCAACCGAACGCTCCAATCACCTTGCGTTTCCGCGTCGATGGGGAAGCAGTCCAGAGTGCAATAGATTCCGGGGGCGAGGTGGCAGTTCTCTCAGAATCGGCAGGTGCAGATATCCCATCGATGGTAGAAGCGCAGTTCAACCCCAACGACTCGACGGTGACGGCAACGGTAGACCATCTCAGCTGGTTTCAAGCTGTCATCTTCAACACCAATGAGTTCTTGAACAAAGCAGGTCAGGGGATCAAGGAAGTCCTGGGGACCGGGTTCACCAAGCCTGCCTGCGTTGGAGATCAGATCAAGTATTCGACGTACAGCATTGAAATATCATCATTGACAGACGATGTGGCGTGGACATGCCTACGCTCCACGCTGCCGGGTGAACTCGACTCCCCTCAAACAGTCGAGCTGCATTCGAACTCGCCAGTGCCTTGGGTGACTTCTAGCGACCGCTCCCCGCTTACTATCAACAAAACAAAAACCGACAGTCAGAACCGCACACTCGCAATAGCCTACGAGCAGCTCATGGGTTCAGACGTGAAATTCCTCGGTCCGGGAGATGTCCTCACCCTTGATTTCAAGCAATACGTCGGCTCACCTAAGTCGGGCACACTGACACGCGACCCCAAGCTTGATAAAGCAGCTTTTACTTCATGGGGGTATGCACACGCTCTAGAAAGTATCTCTTCCGTTCTGTTCCCGCCCGCAAAGGTGATCAAGGTCCTAGCTGGCTGCTCTTCAGAGATAAATAGCGCTCTCGATGCAGTCCAGGCCGTAGCTAACTGCGGGAAAGAATTCGGATCAACTGCAATTTCATTCGTCCTAAGCAGAGCTGTGGTGTCGAAGATATATGACCTGAGCGCAAAATTCGGGCTGGACAACATCCCCAACAGCGCAACATGGAAAGTGTCGCGCGTCGGAGGAGAGACCGGTGGAGGCGAAACCAGCGCTTCCCCGAGTAGTAGTGGACCCGCTGCTGACTACGCGCCCAAAGAGTGCGGTCCCGTTACCGACCGTCGCGGCAAGACCGCGACAGTCTTGAACGACAACGCAGTCATCGACTGCGCAGAAGCTGTGTCTGTCATGAATCAATACCTGAACGATCCGAACGTAAACGATCGAACCTACCGTTTCGACGGGTGGACTTGCTCAGTGCTTGGCGCAGCAGAGGAAGAGAAGATGGGGTACGTCATCAAGTGCGAGCGGGGCGACAACGCGACGATCATGCTCGCCACTCGGTGAGCGGGTGAAACACCCACAAGCGCCTGTTCGCACACACGTTCGATAGGTGCTATCGTCGCTGTCGCAGCGGGACGCGATTAAAGGGAAGCTTCTGCGTCCCGCTGCTAGCATTCGCTCAACCGTTTGCTCTACGCATACTGAGAGGCTGCTCCAAGTGTTCTGGTGGCAATCCCTGATCATCGCGGCTTCAACAGGAACGATCTCAGCGATCTCGACGCTACTGGCAATCAAGTTCACCAACAGTGCGGGCGATGCACGACTCAAGAACCAGCTTGACGCTGAGAACACGCGGGCGATCGAGTCCCATGCCAATGATCGCAAATTACGCGCCGATGAGGCCAGAGCGAAATTCGAGCTCCATGTCAACGATCGAATTATCGAAATCTCCGCTGGACTGATTGCGAAAGCTGAAACGCTTGGAAGCCTCTACCAGAGCGCTTCTTTCGACCTTTTGGTGGCTCAAAATACATACAAATTCAAACTCGATCCCGATGTGTCGGAGGATTTGTCGAGGGAGTTCAACGAGAAGGCCAATGCCCATATCGAAAACTTGCTCTCGATGCCGCTCGAAATGAAGATAGCCAGTGCCGAACTACGCCTGATCGCCCCAGGCCTTGTGGAAGTGTCTGCGCGTGAACTCGTGGAACTTGCCGAGGAAATATATCCCGATGGTGAGCCATCGAACCACCGCGATACTAGCGACAGGCTCACTGATGCAATCGACAAGCTCGTCAAGGCGACACGGGCATACATTGACGTCTGAGTAGCAACGGAGAACATCATGAAAGAACGACTCGACAAGTGCCCCCTCGACGGCGACCTACCTGACGGCACCTGCAAGTACGTCGGTCGCGCATACCGCGAGGGCTACGGAGTCTTGTGTAAGCAGCACGACTACCGATATCGGGTATACGGCAACCCTTACGCGAAGCCGCTCTCTAGCAGGGCCAAGGAACCAACATACGCTGAGAGCGCGGTCGAGCGTGCGGCTGGAAACTACAGTAGAAATATCCCGTCGTAGCAGTAGATCGGGGTCGACGGCATCGTCGCTCTGCCGCTAGCTTTGATTCACATCGAACTCGACGGATGGCCACCCTTGGTCATTCACGCCCCGTACGCCGGTCAAGATGTTTCCAAGAATTGACGTGGCGTCGGCCGCTCGTTCGTTAAATTCGGCTCGTGCCCCACCAAATAGCGCGCTGTGTTGGATCATCTGTCGCATCGTGCCATCTGACTGATCTGCTATATGCCTTAGATCCATCGGGAAATTCCCCATAGTCGAAGGCATATCCCTAGGCGTGCCGTTGGTGTAATCGCGAACTAGATTGAACCCGTGGAATGGATTGACACTTACGGACATTCGGTTCTGCAGCCATGAATCATATACGTCCGAGAACCACGGCAGATTGCTTTCGAATCTCTGCGCTCGAACGTACGTGTCCAGTAGTTGCCACTTACCAGTCAGACTCGCCCAACTCGATTGCAGTGACATGCTTGGTTCGACACCATTATTGATTCGACCCAATGAAGCCTCGATTACATCAGCTGCTTCGCGCATCGAAACTCGAAGCTCGTCTGCGGATTGAGTAATGTTTGTTGCCGCACCTACCGGTTCAAGAAAGGCTTCACACTCCCGCTTGATTTGCACGAAGCGCGCAATGACGATCCCACCCTCTACATACAGAATATTGATGATGCCCATCGAGCAGTACTCCAGTGCTGCATCTGAGAACGTCTTCCACGACGTATCCGTAAGGCTCCGAACACGATTCAGCTGCGCTCGTTCTTCACGGGCATCCGTGATCGCACTAATCCCAAAGAGAGCGAAGGGCACGCCGATCATGAACCCCATAGCCGATGTCATCGCGTTGAGCAGGAATCCATGGTCGCCCCACCAACCCCGACTATCTCCCACGATCCCGAGAACTAAGAGGACTGCGCCTGTCACTACCATCGCAACAGCAACGATCCGCAATATGACAGACGTGTCGTTCCAAGTGGCCTTTAGATTCACACCGAGGACACTATCCAATACAAAGACCGCCCTCTCAGGCGGTCTCGCATACTCTGGTGCGTCGTAAGCCTTACTTCGCTGGTGTGTTGGTCTTTGTGTCTGGAGCCTTCTTAGCGGCGTCCTGAGCGTCTTTGACGAGCTTTTCAGCGTCGATCTTGGCGTCAGCGAGGGCTTTCTCAGCCTCCTCAACCTTCAGGCCGGCCACTTCCTCCGCTTTCCCGATGATCGTTTTCGCTTCATCTTCGGCATCGGATTTGATCTTGTCCGCCTCTTTCTGAGCCTCTGCCACAATCGTTTTCGCTTCATCTTCGACTGTTTCGATTGCCGAAGTCTGCTCGACTACTGTCCTCGGATCTTGAGCTGCGCCGGCTCGGATCAGTTCGTTGACGATCTTCTTGTCGCCTTCGAACGTGTCCCCTGGTTTGTAGTCTTTGCCATCGTGCTTGACAGCGCTGACGAGTGTCACTTTTGCCATTCCTGATTTACTCCTTTCGCCTCTGATTGGGCGTGTGTTTGTCGTTCTAAGATGAGACAGTGCCAGTTGCCACTGATACCCAAAGGTTCCCAGCGCCAGCGACGTCACCTGCGTAGAGAGTTACCTCTTTACCTGCACGATAGACGTGAGGTTCGAAACTCCTGTCACTGCGATCGCAGCTGATGTGTTGCTGTTGACTAGTTTCACTACAGCGTTGTCCGCAGGTGAGGCAGGCATACCGATACCGGCATCCTGCTCATCCACAAAGAGAACAACTGAAGCGTCGGTCGGGACGTTGTACTTCGCAGCATTCGCTCCGACCACGTAGGTCTTGGCATTGCTACCAAGGCCTGGGTTGGCAGCGGTGTCTACCACCGCGCCAACGAGTTTCGCTCCCTTGAATCCTGGTTCAATTCGCGTCATACCGACCCCTAGCTCGCAAATGCGTTCTTGATTAGGTAGTAAGCCTCAGGAAGCAAGAGCTGGTAGTTGTAGTAGTCACGAACGACGATCTCAGTCTTCGGAGGGTTGTTGATGTACTCCTTGGTGACTTCACGGCTGTTCTCAAGTTGGAACTTGTAACCACCGTTGATCTGTTTGCGGCCTGGACGATCTGTGACGTACGCGAGCAGAACGTCACCGCTCCATAGTCGCTGGATGTCGTCAGCAAGACCTTCCTTACCGAGGTTGGCTTTCGCCTTACCGATGAGGATCTGTTTGAAGCCGAACGGTGCGAAGACTCCGAGTAGATCCTGGTACCCAACTGGGCCTGATTTGGTCCATTTGAGGTAGTCGCGAATCTCAGGGTGGTTGATCAGCACGTTGTAGTCGTTGCGACCAAGGACGAGGGTGTTGAAGTCCACGAACAGTGCTGAGTTGACCGCTGCTGTGATGTCTTTGACTGGGTTCGAGTGTTCGAGATCGCTCCACTGAGACTGACCGCTGAGTGTCGTGTTGTTCGTGACGATGCTCGTGTTGGTCACCATGTCAGTCATGGCCTTCTCATCGATCAATTCCATGACCGAGAGGATGTTTTCTGTTGTGTCGCTTTCTGGTTCGAACGGATCGTCAGTCTGGTCGTAGTCGTCTTTGTAGACGGAATCAGACAGAGAGTGCTCGTTGAGCGGTTGACCTGGAACGAACTTGCGACTGAAGTTCACGCTCTTTGACTTTGAGTCACCAGTTCGGAGCGAGTTGTCCGGCATCTGAAGGTTCTCTTTGCCGTACTCACCGACGAGGAAGGTTGGTTTATTCACCTGCACTGTCGGGAACAACTTGTTCGCTACGAAGTCTTCCTGCTGGTTGAACCACGCGTTGGCGACGCCTGTGAGCTGCGTATCGATGTAGGTTGGTTGGTTTGCCATATTAAGTTGTCAGCCTTTCTTAGATCTTTTCGTTAAATTTGAAGTACTCGGCCACCTCTCCAGATGTCGTTGTACGTACTGCTCGGCCGATCACTCGGTTGCCAGTGGTTGTTGTTGAAATCGCGAGTCCAGCACCGTTTGTGGTGATGAGCGCGTCTTTGTTGATGTTCGCGCCTGTCTTGACCTTGAACGAACCTGATCCGTTGACGAGAACGACGTCAGCTGTGCGTCCTGCCTTCGGCTCGTTGTCGATCACACCGAGGATCGCGTCTGTGGCCGCTGTCGCCTGAACGACTTTGCCGTCGGTGTCAAGATTGACCACCGTGTAGCGCTTGCCTGTGAAATCTGCTGCGGCCTCAGCACTGTAGTTCTGGCCGGGTTGGATAGCTGTCATCTATTTGTCCTCCTCTTCGTCTTTGATTCGTTGTTTCAGCTCTGCGTCTGCAGCCAGGATGTCCTTGCGCGCTTGTGAATACGGCAGAACAGATCCCCTGTCAGCAGATGCTTTGATCATCGCAGTTGTCTGTGCGTGTAGCTCAGCAGATGCAGATGCGGTCACCGCTTTTCCCTGATCCCCGATCTCCTTGCCATCGATTTCGTTCTTAGGGAGGCCGGCTAGAAGTGTTTCGAGTTCCTTGCGGTCGTCTCCACGTGATGCAAGTAGTTGTTTCGTCCAGCGCGCCTTGTCGCCGCTCTTGATCTGACCAGCTTTGATGCTGCGATCTACGATATCTTCAGCGTCACGCTGATCGAGTTGCTGTCGTGCTTCACGGCCAGCTTGAGCGTCAGCTTCAAGTTTCGCCAAGCGGTCAGCAGTGATTGAGACACCGCCGTTGCGGCTTGCTTCGATCTTGTCCTTCTCTGTTTGTTCTGCAGCAGCCTTCGCATCTGCTTCCGCTTGCTCAGCGGCTTCCTTGTCGGCGGCTTCTTTTGCTGCGTCGGCGTTTGCCGCTTCGTCCTCAGCCTCTTCGAGTCCGAAGGTTTTCAGCTCTTCTGCTGTGAGGTCTGCCTTGTTCTCGCTCAGGAATGTTTTCTCTTCCTCAGTAAGGTCAGCAACTTGTTTTGCTCGAATCTCCTTTAGATCCATAGGTTCTCCTTGATTATGTTTATTACCGTCACCGGCAGCGCTCGCTCTGATCGCCTTCTCAGGCTTGATGCGCGAGGCTGTGATCGGTTTCAGTTTCTTGAAAAGTGGGATGTTGGTGAGGGCGGCACCCGTCAGTACGTTGTTGACGAAGTGGTACTCCTCTTCAGGGTCTTCCCACGGCCAATCGCGTGGGTTGAACTCTGGCGAAAGATATCGCCACTCACCAGCTTTGATCGCTTCTTCAGCGGCTGGAGTCCAGTCAGGATCTCCGAGCAATGCCTCGCCGTCATCACTGACGTAGACATGCGAAATCCAGCCCGCAGCTTTGTCATACGATGCGTGGCCGTAGTTGAGAGGAACTTTTGGATCGTCTGCAACCAATCCGACGCCCGCCTGTACGTTGGCTGCGAACTGTTGAAGATCCTGCTTGGTGATCTCGAAGTCACCGTGCCATGGGGTGTGCCACTCGCCCGTGCGAAGAAGCTCGATCGTCTTTGGTGCCTGACCTGTTGAATCAGCTTTGATTTTTACTAAGTTGTGGAAACCTTTTGCCATATGTCGTTAATATCAGGCAGGAGACGAGAATTGTCAACATCCTACGCAGCTGACACTTAGTTTCCAACAACCAGACCGATTAGAAGGCTGTTTTTAGATCGGGGTCTAATGGTGAAGAATATGATCGAATCAATGTAGAAACTACATTACCATTACTATCTGTTCGGTTTACAAAGAGATGATATTTTACTTCACCGCTACTTAGGGATTCCCCCTTAACTAATCTGCCGCCACTGCCATCAATTGAGATACCACCGATTGAAGTTCCAGGCTTGAGTTCTTGGTTACTGAACTCAAAGGGTTGCGCCTCATATATATTCTTTATAGCGCTTACGGAGCTAATCATTTCTGAAGCTTTTATAAAACCATCATTGTTCGGATCTAATACCACTGTTAGCGCTCGCTGTCCCTCGTCGATAGATGCTTGATCTTGACCTTGAGTTGAAGCTAGCCACACACCAAGTGTGTAATTATTGTAGTAATCCTGATCTGACCATTGGCTTCTTGGGGCGTTGAGGTTTGGAAGTGACACTAACGCCCGCTCCTTGGCGCTTAAACTACCATTGCTTTGAAGAGTGCTAAATGCCGATGGTAAATATGTGTTTATATTTTTTGCACTATCTTCTACTCGTACTTTATCGCTAAGCGTTGCATATTCTGTAGGGGGCATCATATCGTATTCTTTACTTGTTACGACACCATCCCGATTGTAATCACCTATGAGAGCTGGAGCCGCATCTTCACCGAGATCAGCGGTCACTCTCGACGCATCGGAAGACTCGATCGCTTCCTTCAGATCATCAACCTGACTCTTGCTGTAGAGAAGTGCACCACCAAAGACCAGCATCCCAACCACCAGGACTACGCCGAGAGTGATTGCCACTGTCTTCCCCGTAGAGGTCTGAGCTTTCGGAGTCGCCTGGCCCCGCGATTCCTCGAAGTTACCGTCAGTCTGTTCGGGCACGGCTCGACTCCTCAATGAGAGATATGGAGCTTGGACCTTATCGCACAAATCGACCCTTCGGTATCATCTGTTTGAGTGACATCTCAGTACTGGTAGTACACACCGCAGCGGCATCGTGGATGAGCAGCTGGGCGATCACTCCCGTTGCTGAACTTCTCCCCGATCTCGACTACTTCGCCATCCAACGGCTTGCATGCAGTGCATGCACCCTCCAGCGATTCCCACGTCTTCGTCTTCGCGCCGGTCTCCACAGCGAAGTTCTTCAGCCCCGTTTGATACGCGTTGACACTCTCCGTCTGCGCAATCATCTCGGCTCGCACAGGGTTGTTCACGACGGTCTTGATGCGTTCGATAGTCCCAGCGACATCTTCTCCCCTGGCGATCGACTGTTTGATCGCTTCGCGGATGAGCTTGCGATTCGTCTCCGTCACCTGACTCACGAGTGTCGCCACCTGCTCACGAGCAGCTACGAGCACTGTTTGAGACAACGACGAAACGCCGATGTAGATCCCTGATGCCAGTTCGCCGGCCTGCGCTCCCGTCGTGGTGAGCATGGTGATCGCATCGATGACGGCCTTCGTCAGATCGAACTCTTCGGCCCTCCACAAGTCGTCGTCTTTGTTGACGAGTGGGCTGGCAGCAGCCTTGACGGGTTCAGGAACGAGTGACCAATCGACGTACTGTGGCGCTCTCTGAGCTAGGCCAGCGAGACATTCGGCCACGGCTTGCTCTAATTCCGCCTCGTGCAAGAGAAGCGCTTTGAACGTCTCAGGATGAGCCTTGTAGCTGGGTTGCCAGTCTTCACTTGCTCGGATGCCTTGCGTCAGCTCACGGCGAGCACTAAGCAGCGCTGTTCTGTTCGTATCCTGTTGTGCCATATAAGTTCTCAGTTAGAAATTGCTTCACGTCCCGAGCATGAGCAAGGACAGCAGAGGCTTCGAGTTTCTTGGGCTCTGCATCGTCATCCTTGATGGCTGTCTTCTCGGGCTGCTCTGGCTCGACCTTGGACTCTGGCGTCACCTGTTCCCGCGGTTGATCTTTGATGTCTTCCGGCATGTCAGGGAAGCGCAGTACCTTGCGGACGTGCTCTTCGTCCTGGTCAGTTGGGGTAAGAAGTTTCGAGCTCGTCATCTTCGCCACTGCCTCGGTAAGTTCCTGTACGTTCTCTTGGCCGATCTGGCCGACCTTCCACTTCGGGTAGTCGGTGACGTTGAAGTTCATGTCGACGATGGCCTTGACCACCTTGTCGTTGATCCGAGCAGCTATCTGTGAAGCGATGGCCTGGTCTTGAAGCTCGAGTAGCCGGCGTTGGTCAGTCGATGCAGAGTACGAGCCACTTGATCCAGCTGATCCAATGTCGATGTACTGCACCGCCATGTTCTTGAGGATCTGGCGATCGTGGTTGGAGATTGATTCCTTCGGATCAGCTGTCGTACTGGCCATCATGTCCATGAAGTTGATGTCCCAGTCCATAGGTTCCTCGATGAATGCTCGCTCATTGGCTCGTAGGTTCTGAGCAGCAATCTTGGCCTCTTCGCGCATCGCAGGCGTAGCGCCCTTCGGATACTTGATCTTCACGACGCCTAGCGCCTGACGCTCATGCTTGACCGCATCGATTTGGTAGAAGGTCTTCTTGTAGTACCAGTTCTGGTAAGCCGAACGCAGGATCGAGACACCCTGCCAGTTGTCGCCCTCTTGTTGGTGAGTGAGGACTAGGAGCTTGTCATCGGGGATTGAAACCGCAGTGCCATCTGCTTTGCGCTGCACGATCCCTGGAGTGCCGTCCTCTTGCGTCCACTTCTCGATCGTCGTCTGTTTGCGGTAGGCGATCTTCACCAACACCACACGATCGACACCGTTGACGTTCGCCCAGTCAAAGACGAGTTCGAACACCGAGAAACCGAAGTCGAGCATGGTCAGAGCCTCAGTAAGTACCGCTTTCCAGTTGAGCACCTGATTGAAGTTGTAGTCGATGAGTTCAGCGGCAGCGGTGTCCTGCTCGTCCTCTCCCCCAGATTCAACGCTCCACTCGGCAGCAACGATCGGCATCTTCACCGCCATCAAGCCCGCGTGGACAGTGGCGTCACCACGGCGCATCTCTTCGATCGTTCGCATCAGAGCACGGCCACGAAGCTCCGGTCGGTACTCGTCACCAGTAATGATGCCGTTCAAGATCTGAACGCCAGAGTCCCCGAGTTCTAGTGGATTCTTCTTGGAAGTGCCTTTTGCCATCTACCTTCAATGTAAATCAGAACGATGAGCCGAACAAGCCCGAAGTGATTGGGACACTTGAGTTTCGGTCACCATCGCCATGGCTTGGGAACGCTTGGACCGGACGCAACGCAACGTAGAGTGCCATAATCACGGCGTCGAGAAGATCCGGGCTTGATCCCAGTCGTTTCTTGATCTTGTCCTTGCTCTCCACCTTCAGAACCTTGTCGGTGATCTCGAAGTTGTGGATCATCGCTTCCTTCTGCAGCTCCCTGATGTACGGACATCCGCTGTAGTGCTTGATGATTCCCAGCTCGACCCCACGGGCGTAGAGATAGATCATCTGAGAGCGAAGGTTGTCGAAATTGACGGGCATGGAATCCTCGGCGCTGAGCATCACGTTTGGATCTGGCTTCGCACCGCTCATGTACTCGTGGACGTGATAGCCCTGCTTAGCGAGCGCATCCACCACACCGACACCCAGACCCACCGCATCGACTGCCATGTTGTCGAGTCCGTACTCGAACTCACCCGTGTCTTCCACCAGTATGTCTGCCTGGACTGAGGTGTCGATCTGCTCTGTCTTGTCCTTGGTAATCAAGATGTCGGCAATCGTCGTACCGTAGACGAGCGCCCTCACCGATCGATCAGTTCCGCTGCGGGCCACGTCGTAGCCGGCCACGCGTAGATCCGTCGCTTCAAGCTTGTCAGTGAGTGATGCAGCCCAATGTCGGGACTTGAACAGCGAGGTCGATTCATCGCTGAAGTTCCAGTTGTTCATCATGTAGCGCTGCACCCACCAATCAGGGTTTGTCATCAGGGCTGCGATGTCACGTGCTGACAACCAACTGTCAGAAAGGTCGAACTCAATCACCCGGATGTTCGTCGGGAGTGTCCCCGCCTTCCAGTGGTCGTAGTACAGCTCCTTCGCCACCCGTCGTTCGGGTTCATCGTCACAATGGAGATCGAGGGCTGACCAGCCTCGTTGCGACGCCCTTTACGTGAGGTCGCCTGGATGAACATCTCGTACTCAAGTTCGTCGGCCTCATCGATGTGGTTGCCGCTGGCGTTGATTCCCTTGATCTTCTTGCCGCCGCGGTCCTTGGTTGGATCAGCTTCGACAAACACGATCACCGACTTGTTCGGAAAGGTGATGGTCTTCGCCTGCTGGTTGTAGGTGAAGTCTTCGTTCTCGACCAGACCCATCTTGTCAGCCATCTCTAGATACGACGGGATGATGGTTTTGATTGCAGTGCTTATGTTTTGACGAAAGACAGGCCAGTAGGTCTTGGGGAACTGGAGCGCGATCGAGATGTCGATATGTGCTGCTACGTCTGTCTTGCCAGATCCGACTACGCCGAGAAGAACCAACGTGTCGACCGTTGGGTCATTGACCGCTTGGACGGCCTCAATCTGTTTCGGTTTGAGCTGGAGCATCCTCAGGATCTCGTGGAGCGATAGTGCTCATGTAGACAGCAGGTGCCTCAATCCGCTTGCCATCAGAGGTGTGGTCGATCGACTGTTTGTCAGACCAATCCTGGTGCTTACCTCGGTAGTTGTTCGTCAGATTGAACTTGGCACCATTCGCGAACGGACCGAACAGCTGGGACTCTGCGTACTCCTCGCACCGTTGCTTGGCCCCTCTAAGCGAGTCCAGAAACTCATCACGATTGGAATAGTCGAGAAGTGTTTGGCGACTAATCCCAAGCGCCCGAGCCAGACCCGCCATCGTGTACGGCTTCTGCTCAGTCAAGATCGTCCGGGTATCGAACAGCATGTTGCCCTGGCCGTCTCGTCCAGTCTCGACAAGTGCCTTCGTCGTGTGTGGGTCGCACTCAGCGAAGTAGTTCTGAATTGCAAGATCAAGTTCCTCGACCGTCTGGTACTTGAGCGGTCGTCCACCCTTGTTGTTATTTTCTTCTTGAGGAGTTTTTTCTGCCATGTACTACTATTTACGCACGTCAGGGCGATTTTGTGAAGAGTAACCGAGCTGTCAGACCGTTCAAGTAATGTTACAAATCTGCAGTAACGCCGAGCGCCAGGAGAGCTTTCTGTGTATCCCACTATCGAAACAAGCGTCAGAGAGATCATGACGACGACATGGAAGATCACTGACGCTCGCGTAGTGCCCAAGACCGACGACATCGTAATGAAGGACGGCGGTCGCCGGATCGACGCCACCTATGCGTACGCAGACCTGGCCGGTTCTACCAAACTGGTGCAGTCCACGCTGTATGACGAAACCGTGGCAAAGATCATCCGCGCGTACATCAACTCGGCAACCAGAATATTCCGCGAGTACGGCGGGGAGATCAGAAGCTTCGACGGCGATAGAGTGATGGCAATCTTCATCGGTGATGACAAAAACCGAAAGGCTGTCCGCGCTGCCTTCGCAATTAACTGGGCCGTTCAAGAGGTGATACCGGAGGCGATCGAGGCAGCTTGGAGCGATGGTAAAGACTTCAAGGACATCTCCCACAGGGTCGGGATCGACACGGGTGAGAGTTTGATCGTGCGGGGAGGCGCTCGCAACAACAGCGACTTGATCTCTGTAGGTAGTGCGCCGAATGTCGCTGCGAAACTGAGTGACCTCAAGGAGGGATACTCCATCTACATAACGAAGGCCGTCCATGAGGACTTGGACGATGAGCTGATCCACTTTCCGACTGCATCAGGTAGAACCTCAAACGTCTGGTCGAGGCTGCGTTACGGCCAAACTGTCGGTGACAAGCACGTCGAAGTTTACGGCTCGCACGGACGCTGGGGTGTGTAGGTAGGCAGAATCAGGCGACGCGATTGCGCACGCTAGTCCAATCCTCAGACATGGAAGGTTATTTCTCTTGAGCCTGCTTGATGACATCAACACCCAGATCGAGAAGACGATCAAGACATCAATGACTGTCACGACGCGGTCATCTACTTCGTCCGACACGTCGGTTCCAAAACCAGAAGACCTTGCTTACAATGGTGGAAAGATCATCTCCGCCACCTATCTCTATACCGACATGCATGATTCGTCGACCCTTGCAGCTACGGCATCACGTGAAGAAGCTGCCCGAGTCTTTCGTGGGTTCCTCAACGTAAGCACCAAGATTATTCGCTCGCTCGACGGTCACATCAGGAGCTTCGACGGGGATCGAGTGATGGGGGTGTTTACCGGCCCCGACAAAGAAGATCGAGCTGTGAAGGCTGCAATGCAGATCAAGTGGGCGGTTGATACTCACGTAACTCCTGCCATCCACGCCGAGATCCCCTCACTGAAGTCAAACGGCTGGAATCTCAAACAATCAAGTGGAATCGCTACGGGTAAAACACTTCTCGCTCGTGCAGGATTCCGTGACAACGACGACATGATCTCCATTGGCGTAGCCCCCAACCTTGCTGCAAAGCTCAGTGACATTCGCAGCACTGGCGACGATGCTAAATTCGTGACTCGAATCGGGAAGGGTACTTACTCTGGCTTGTCAGACGACGCCAAGTTTTCGAATGGAAAGGACATGTGGCAAGGGACATACCCAAAGACGTTTGCTGGTAAGGAGTACGCCTACTATCGCTCGTCGTACCATTGGTCGTTCAAATGACTGCTCCCGATCCCGTTGATACTGCCTGGAAGATCCACTCCGCACTCACCGACTGGACGGGGAAGGTCGACACAAAAGCTTCGTTCGCACTGACGATCGAAAGTGCACTCCTCGTCGGAGTGATCACGCTCTCGAGCAAAGATCGAGTGTTCGAGCACCTGAGTGGATGGGCAGTGGTCTGGTACGTCATCGGTAACTCTCTGCTTGTTCTAGGAGTTATCTGTGCGGCCTGGGTCGTTCGTCCTCGACTCCGATCGTCAAACCTCGTGCCCGAGTCGCAAAGCAACTTCATCTACTTCGGTCATCTACGTGAGTTGACTCCCGATACCGTGCAGGACCACCTGGAAAACACACCGATCCTGCCCGTCCTGTCTAAGCAACTAGTGGAGATGAGCAAGATTGCGTGGATTAAGCACCGCATGGTTCAGGTGTCGATGACCCTTGCACCTGTCGGCGTCGTCTTCCTAGGGTTCAGCGCAACCTACTGATCGCTGGAGGTGGGGTGATCAACTGGTTCAAGCCCCGCCCTCACGATCTTGTCCGTCGTACTGAACACCGCACGGATCGCCTTGTCCTCAGGCTTTTCGCCACTGAGCCAGGACTGGACATAGCCTCGACTTACAGAAGCATCCATCTGATCGGCGGCTCCTAGTTCGTTGAGAACGAGGTAAGCCGTTGCCTCAGCTTGGAACTCAGCGATTCCCCTGTGTTGGGTGTACTCGGCGTGAGCGCCTGCTGCTGTGTGTCCGAGGACTACATGTCCGAGTTCGTGCATCAGTGTTTTGAACGGGTAAGGGGCTACGGGAGATACGGCGACGTTGCGCTCGTAGGAGTAGCCGGCCACATTGCCATCAAGTCCTTCGTATGCCACCCGGTTGATTGCAAGTGCTCCGAGTGCTCGCTTCTCACTCCACTCAGGTGGCTCGTACTCGGGTAGATCGTCGCCTTCAGTCTCAGACACGGTGAACAGGCAGTTGACGGGTTTGAAGCGCATGAACTGCTCTTCCTCGCCTTTGTCGTTCTCTCGCTTGATGGTGATCGGGCGGATGATGAACTTGGCCTTGCTGCGCTTCTGGACTTGTCTTCCAAGCTCTTGCCAGCCCCTAAAAGTGTTGATGGGCTCTGCAACGCCTTGGCTCATGAGTAGCGCCTGGTTGAGCAGTGAGTAGCGTCGAAACCTGTTGTACGCGTTGCCAACTTCGCCAGGCATGTTCAGGATCTCTTCCATCATGGGCCGGGTAATCGATGTTGAGTGGTTCGGGAGCTTTGCGCTCGGATGTTCGTCTGGATTTGGTTCTTTCCATATGGGGCTAGTTAGCTACCTCCTGAGTTGTTAGTTCATTACGCCGAACACTGAAGTACGTCTCCCATTCCTCCGTCTCGTTGATGCCTGATGGGTCCATTGCAATATCAGCCTTAGCTAGCTCACTTATCCTTGCTTCACGCTCCTTTGCTTGAGTGTAGATGTCAACATACTGCATGATAGTTTTCATTGCCGTACCTGTTATCTCATTCTTTACGACGCTGCCAGCGGTATCTATATTCTGTATCTCGATCAGTAGCTCTTCGCGTGTTAGGCTGGTTGTTGGTTTCGTAGAACCAGGCATCAGCCCCGTCACGCTTTCCGAATAAACTGGACGGTAAACCGTATACCCACAGTGTGAGCAGATTATCGGATTACCATCTAGATACTTGTCGCAATTCGTACATTGCCAGATTGGTTTACCCATTACTTCTTATCTCCCCCACATAGGGCTTTACGTTGTCTAAACTGCAATCCGCTTTCAATAGAAGCTTTCTTGTATTCATCGTGTACCCTTGTCCATTCACGTCCAATATCACCAATACGTATAGGTGGGCTGACGGCTAACGATAATGCGTCCATACCGATCACATGCCTATCGACTGCTTGCTTGATAGCTTTTATTGCTTGAGCCTGATACTTTGCATTTTCTCGTACAAGTTCTTCTTGAGTTAATGTCTTGTCATTGCATTCAGATAAAACTCCATAAACCCATATTCTGTGGTTAGTAAGCGCACGGTCTAGCTCTTTATCGAACTCTGACTCTGTAGGGGTGTTACTCATAGTAATGTCACCTCGGCACGCTCTCCTGAGAATAGGTGGAAGTACCAAATCAACCCTATCCACGAGACTTCTCTCGATTTTGTAACGCCAGACATATTTGTGTGTCTCAACAAGTATCTTTTACTCACTTCGGCTCCTCCTCACTCATTAGATCTGCTTCGTAGCTGTCAAACATGGGTTGCTTCTTTCTGGTTAGAGTTCTGTTTCATCGCTTCCAAACTCCCCGCTAGATACCCGAACGGATCGTCAGACACAGCGACAGTCTGGGACGAACGATCCACTCCTCACCCCAAAGTGCTCGGCAGAAGTCGTGGTTCATCAGCAAGATCCCCAGCACTGCACGAGGTGGCATGTTCGACTGGTTAATCAGATCCATGGTTCCGAAGAGTGCAGGGTTGTCGTAGCCGTTGGTGTTGGCGAGTTTGATTGCAGCGCGGAGCGTTTGGGTTGGGGTCATGAGGTGACCTCCAGGAGTTCTGGGTTCTCGTGGATGTTGCCAGTGACCTCCCAATCGAGTTGAGGGTCGAGCGCTTCCGCGTTCATTGGGAAGTGGACTATCCATCCAAGGATGTCTTCATTCGATTCGTTCCCAGTGACGTACTTTCCGAAGTGAACAGACCCGATTTCGGCTTTGACTGCGTAGTGCCGGATCAGGTCACCCTCATAGATCTCCACGCCGTTCTTATCCTTCTGACCTGTAAACCGATCGAACTTGAAGTCGGGGTCCTTTCTGACAAGGTCATACAGCGTCGAGATATTGTCGAGAAGCCCCTCGCCTTCAACAGAATCGATAATCAGGGTGAAGGGCGTGAAGTACACGAACCGTTTACCATCCCAAGCTCGCAACTTAATTTCACTCATGCCATCTCCCCCGCCCAGCCCTCATAAGCGGCTTCGAGCTTGAGGTAGTCAGCGATCACCTCTTCCTCGGACTTGTAAGCACCTACGTGAACGAAGCCATCGTCGGTTTCAACGAGCAGGTAGTGACCGATCAAGGCAGACGGATCAGCGAGGCCGGCGGACTGCATGGCTTCCTCGAAGTTGGTCGTCAGCTCTTGAAGTTCGGCTTCACTGTTGCTGATCCTGGCGAAGTAGCCCGTGGTAGATGAGGTGTCCCCTGAGCTTTGGCTGGCCCAGCCTTCTAGTGAGAGGTGATGTAGGACTTCATCGCGAGGCGAGGAGTACTTGGTGCTGATGTACTCGGGTGTGGATGTCTTTTCTAGATTCATATATTCATGTTTCTCCTATGCAAATAACTATGAGCCAAAAGACCAATAAATGCAATAGCGAAATGCTCAGACTTATCCACAGCTTTCAACTTGATTGAACCTAAGACCTTTAAATGCCGGAGTAGATAAAGTACAATGACAAGTAACGAAAGCTTTAATTTTTCAGATACTAGCGATTCGTTGAAACATTATGGTCCTTGTCCTTGCGATGAGGACAATTTACTATTGCAATTCTTTAGACTTTGCGTTTAAGTAGGTAACGTAATGATAGTTAAAACAAACGGATCACTAAATATCCCCCTAACAGCAAAGATCACCCTCACCCCGTACGTTCGCAAGTACGCAGATAAGATCGACTACTTGTTCACCCATCAGACGATGGACGGCTACACCCCCTCTTCGAATCGCTAACCCCACCTAGCGATTCTCCCCATTCCCAACCCCCGAAACTCGCTATCCCCTTTCTCGAAATCTCGCATAAAATGGGTCGAAATCCGCATTCGGCTATTTGTCCGTGCGCGATTTTCCAGAGAATTGGGAGGCCACCCATGGATACCGCCAACACCACCGCTTTCGACCGGTCACAGGGACTCTCCCTTGACGATCTTCTCCCCGAGTCTCAGCGGGTACACACACCGGAACCCGAGTACGAGATCTACGAGCCGGAACAGCCGCCGGCCACCCGCAGGCATCGCCCTCGCTGGCGTCGATGGACGATGTACGTTGCGCTCGTAATGCTCACTCCCCTAGCGCTTTCGGAGATGGTGACGCTCTCATACCGATGGTTCACGCCACCTCGAACGTCGTTCATGCTGCAGGACGAAGGCTCGATCGTTTATCAGTACGTGGATCTCGACCACATCAGCCGATACATGATTGCGGCAGTTATCGCCCACGAAGATCAGCGACTTGGTATGCGAGCTGGTGGGTTTGAGATCAGCGACTTGACTTCTAAGGCAAGGGAATACATGGACGGCGATGCTGGAGTAGGTGGATCAACCATCCCTCAGCAGTTGGTGAAGAACATCTTCCTCTGGCCTGGGCGTAGTGCTATCCGCAAGGGACTCGAAGCAGTTTTGGCGACAGAGTTCAGCTACTCGATGTCAGATCAGCGGATCTTGGAGCTGTATCTCAACTACGCACAGTTCGGTCCTGGCCTTTACGGGGTATGTGCTGCGAGTTGGTACTACTTCAACACCCCGCCCTGGTTCATGAGTGAGTACAACGCCAACCAACTATCGGGAGTGCTCCCTCGGCCCGCGTACATCGAACGTGCAGCAGACGGCGGGATCTACCTCGGCCCCGATGCTGATCAACTGGCGATTGAGAAGGTGGACATAGCCGCGAGATTCAACCCTGGCTCGATAGCTGCTCTTGGTGGATGGGAAGGCACTGTTGCGACGGTGGGGATTACCGACTCTGCACTCGATCACGCGGAAGAGCGCGGTGAAGATTCTTGCTCGACCATGCCTGACAGTGTTGATGAGCGATTGAGGGAAGAGGGCTACAAATAGGCGTGAATGTTGCTGACGGAGTGCCGTGGTAAGACTTCACAATGAATTGGCTCCTGATCGTGGTCTTGATCGTCGGTATCCTTGTCACCCTTGCTGGCGCTACTGGCATCTTCGAGTCACTGAACAAGCCAGCTAAGAAGGGTTGGCTGGAGTCCGACAAGAGCTTTGCCGACAAGAAGGCAGCGAAAGCATCGGATCTCCAACTCGGCATCAAGATGATGGTCGTCGGCTTGGTGTTTGCGATCGGTTCGGGCGTTGCACTCGCGCTCTAGACGTTGCGAACTAGTTCAGGTGTGCTCTCGCTGCGCTGGTCGATGTAGTCGCGCCAGTACTCGGGACGTGGGCAGTACTTGAACGTCATGCGAGGCACCGCCGAGGCTGTCTGAATAGTGAGTTCCGCGTAACCACCAACGAAAGCCAACGGTCCCCCGCGCTGCACGTTAAGGTCTTCGATCTCATTCCAATCGCAGTGTGTCTCGCTGCTGAAGAACAGACTCCCCCAGTTCTTGATCGTCACGCCGCTGTCGGTGAGTGTCATCGAGTGCAGGTTGTAGACGATGGCAGTTACCGCTGTGGAGATCAGGACGACGACGCCCATCAGCTGGAGGATTGCAATCGGTGTCGTATCCCGTGGGTTCTGAGTGTGGAGGAAGCACGCCAGTCCGTAGATGAATCCAGCGATCAGAAGGCCAACCAGAATCAACCCAACTAGGCCAAAGAGACTGCGCCGGATAATGATTGGCTGGTTACCCATATGCTCTTAACGTACGACAATGCTTGAAATATGTCACTAGGAACGCACAGAAGGCCGCCCGTGGGGTTCGACCGGCAAAGATGGGTGTGTGGTCATGCTGACACGTCAAGCGGGTACGAGTGCTCGTAGACGTTGCCAATTACCTCGCGACCGTCGCAGTCGGCATGAGTCAACCAATAGTTGTTACCGTCAGATGGATCTTCTTCCAGTGCAAACCACTTGAAGGCCGACGATGGCTCGTGCCATTTAACGACCCCTAGTTCGAACGAGCACTCGTCAGGCGCTTCTCGGAACTTGAGCCGTACAATGTCGCTGTCGTAGATCTCGGTGTCGTTCTTGTCCATTAGGCCGGTGAACTCCAACAGCGTCAGATCACGGATGTGTCGTCCTGCATGTCCTCGAAGCACTCTGTGTGATCCGATGCCAATGTAGGACTTTGGATGGGGGAAGTATGAGAACGTACGCATCTTGCCATTGCCAAGGATGATCGAGAGAGTCGTGAAGAAATCAAGGATGTTCTTCTCATCAACCGTCACCGGACTGGCCAGGATCTCCTCTCGCAGAGTTGTTTTCATGACCTCACCCCAACATGCTGCACAGTCACCGTCGTCGTCTTCCCTTGCAACGTCCCGGTCTTCTGACAGATCCCCTGCTCTTTGAAGTCACCAAGCACGTTCTCTCGGTGAGATGGACTGTTCATCCACGCAGCAACAAGACTCGCATTGTCAGGATATGACTTCGCAAGGTTCTCCCCGCAGTTGTGTAGGGGTAGCCGGCCTTCTCGATGAAGGTCCAGGGAGTCACGCCGTCGGGTGAGGTGTGTGCCCAATAGCCCTGTGAGAGCTTGTGATCCGCTTTGGCGCATGCGCTCGATCGAAGTGTGTCGCTTGTCGTGAAGGGTTGTTTGCCTGCTTTGGTTCTCTCGGCGTTGACGAGCGCTTCGAGGGAGTTCGGACTCGCGGCGTCACTAGAGACGGCAGCAGGTTCAGCCAGCGACGGTTCGGGCTTGTCGGCCGTCAAGAACGCTAATGTCAGCATGATTATGGCGGAGGTGAACATAGAAGCTATGAAGATACCGTTGAGCGGCCAACGATCCATCGCACCTTTAATCATAGGTATAGATGCCCTTCTCGGCGCTTCATCTCGTCGTCGCTTGCAACCATGCTTCGATGCACGAGGGCGTAACTTGTCACCTCGATGCCGCCTGAATCATCTTTTGTGTACGACGGAACGATGTAGTACTGCTCTAACTGTGGGACTGATGTGTCGAGTGTGATCCTGACGCATCCAGCTGGACTCCTATCGTCAAAATTGATGGTGAGTGGAATTTCGATATTCATGACCTATCGCTCTTCTTCCACAACGACAGTCCACTCACCATTGCCCGAAACATCGAGATAGTAGCCGCCAGATGCCTTGTACATCAACGTATCTCCACTTACTGGAGCCATGGTGACCTCAGGGATTCCACCGTGCTTGTCGAGGGACTTGCCCTCTGCCATCACGTAGACGTTCACGAACGGGCTGTACTCACCGTTCACTGTGTACGTGATCCGTTGCTTGGAGCTGTTCAGCTGGAAGATGTCACTGCGCTTACTTGTCGAGCCGGATAGCTCAATGACCTTGTGCCAGGACTTCTGTTGCGCGGGTGCTGATGTCGAGGTTTCAGTTGGAACTACGAGGCCAGTTGGTTGGTCGGTCTTTTGATTGAAGGCTGCGACGGCGATGAAGGCAACGATTACTAGTAGGAAGACTACGAGGCCGCGGCGGTTCTTATTGGGTTGATCGTTTGAACTCATATTGCATTGATTCCTGCTTATTTACTATGCAAATAACTATGAGCCAAACTAACGATAAATGCAATAGCGAAATGCAACGACCTGTGGAAAACTCTGTCGGCCGCAAGCCCCCGATTCCTTTGTCCCTCAAACAGATGACAAATATTCCGATTCGCAACGAACCGCGCTACACTCCGTTTTCATCCGCGAAGGAACTCTTTAGGAGACATAACAAATGTCGGATCTCTATCGCCAAGATCATCTGGAAAATTCCGCTACCGAGTCGCAGCGTCGACTCATTGGGAGAGGACGCGGATTAGCGATTACTTCCCTGGTGGCGACGGTGATAGCACTGCTCGCAGCACGGCTCACCAACACTCAATATTCAGGTGTCGAATCGCTCGCTATCGATCCACAGTGGACCTCGACGATTGTGCTCTACCTTCTCCTGTGGTTCCTGGCTTCGGCTGTAATGGTGATCAGCACATTTTGGCTCGTCCTGAGTCTCTTCCCTCAGTACCGATCGAGCCTTGTCACCGGAATTACGGTCGCGGGGAGCATGATTCCGGCAATCTGCGCCTTAGTGCATTTTGGTGCCGCGTGTGCAGTCCAAGTCGTGTATGACGAGCAGGTCAATATGTCATGGACCCACGAATACGCACCAACGGCGCAGAAGGCCAGTCTCGTCGCATCCCTCGTTGCCGTGGTGATTCTCGTCCTGCTCCTGGTCGCCCCCGAACGGTCTGAGCGCGTCCGTATTGCTCGTGAAGACACTCGACAGGTTGCCCAATCCAAGGCCCGCACGGTAATTCAAAGCCAAGAGTCCATGGGTACCTATAACCCGCACACGAACTCAATGGCTGTTGCTGCGCTAGTGCTGGGGATCGTCATCGCGCCACTTGCAATCCCAGTTGGTCACATAGCCCGCAGTCAGATCAAGCGGACTGGCGAACAAGGAAACGGTCTTGCGCTCGCGGGCCTCATCCTTGGATACATCTTCCTCTCACTGATCGTGCTGTTTCTAGCAGCGATCGTGTTCAGCGGGGGCTAGGCGAGGATCAGCGTCCACCCACTCCGGGGTTCGGCACTACTGGCAATTCCCTCGCCCGATCGCGTGCCGATTGCCGCGCAGCCTTCAGAGTTGGGAAGAAAGTGTTGTGCGCGTTGGCATCCAAGTTAAGGGGAACGTCCAGGCTTGAGATGAGCTGGTGCTCCAACACCCAAGGCTCGGGGTTCAGAACCCAAGCGACCAATGCGTTCTCAGCCATCCACTCGGACAGCACCTTCTCGCCTGCAACGAACGTCAGCCGTTTGCCCGAACCAACCAGACGTAGCTCGATTCCCAGCTGATCGGATAGCAAGCACCCAAGAGTCAGCCGCAACGTCGAACCTGCGGCGTTGCCCCTGTAGTGAGTCTTGATCCGAGTCCGAAGAGTCTGCTTGCTCGGTGCTTTTCCATTAGTGGGAGGTGCTGATGGACTGATCCCCGTGTACAGCAAGGTCAGCCCGTCCTTCTTCGCACACCCTGCCGTGTTGATCTCAGAGGGCAACTCTCGGAACCACCAGCCGTAAACACCTGGAGTGGCCGGCACGGGGCATGGAGTCGTTAGAACCTGCGCACGAGTGTGGGGAGATGCCGCCAGGTAAAGGGCGCTTTCATCCACGGCGATGTCAGTGGTGGGGATCAGGCTCATAGCGAGGGTGGTCGCATGGGGGTCGGACAGTGAAGGACGATCGGTCGGATCTGCTTAGATCAGCGGATGTCCAAGTTCAAGCTAGTTATGTGTGGCGTCGGCCTGATCGTCGTCAGTGGAGTCTCTGGATTCATAGTCAGCCGCATCACCCGCGCAAGCTGGAACATGGATAGCTGGGGCGGCGATCAATGGGGACCTGTGGCCGCTTGGCTCGCAGGCATTGCGACGATCGGAGCAGTTGTCTTGGCTTTCAACCAGTCTAAGCAAGCAAGACAAGATGCAGAGGAGGCCAACGCACGCCTCGATAGAGAGCTCGATGCGTCTCGTCGCATGGAACAGATCAAAACAATTCCACCGATCTGGGAGAGTTTGAGACTGCTCGCCGAACCCACCCTCAACCTCATTACCGCGATGAATGTCGTGAACAGTCACATTGAGAGAAAAATACGGTTGGAAGAGGACGTCAATCAATCTGACCTGGCTCCGCTCAACGGCGTCAAGCTCAAATGGATGACCACCTTCACGCAAGTCGAAGCATCGTTCTCACCAGCACTTATGCTGATCGAAGAGAAAGAGACAAGCAAGGTAATTGCAACGCTGTATGACGAGACGTGTCAGCTACAAGACATGGCTCTTGAGATGTTCAAGGGATTCCCGAAGAGCGTGCAGTGCAACCCGACAGATCTAAGCAAGCAGCTCAACGTTATCAATAGTATGAGGACTACAGTCGTCGCGACCGTGCGCGAACACCTTACGAAAGTCGCTCCCCTTAAGCTCTCAGCGGTGGCAGCGAAACCATTCGCCAATCCCACAACTCGCCCTCCTTCCGAAACACCAGCAAGTGAAAAGTCCGCAGCCGGACCTGCTTAGATCTACCAATGACCGCGAAAGCCGTTGATCCGGCCACTGACCCCGAAACCACAGAGGTCGAGGAAACCCCAAAGGTCGAGCCTGCGACACCCGAAGTTGACGCTCCCGTTCAAAAGCCCCGCCTGCTCGACTGCAAGCTGCACGTCCCGTGGATCGATCTACAAATCCCCTACTGGTGCATCTGGCTTGCGGCGCTTCTTCTTGGAGTATTGCTCGGGTGGTCGTTCTCTGACGGATGGGGCGCAACCCAGTGGGGACCACTGGCCGCGTGGTTCGGCGGAATCTTAACCGCAATTGCCGTAAGTGTGTCGCTTTGGCAGGCTTCCACTGCGAAGCAGAAGTCGATCAAAGACGAGGTTGATGCTGCCAACCGACTCATAGACGAGCGGCAGCGACAGCAAGATGAGACCGCTGCGACGGAGAAACGTCATCAAGCCGAGCTGGAAAGGGCAGACAACCGACTCATCGCACAGTTCGATGAACAACGACGAATGGAACAAATCGGCGCAGTTAAATCTCTATGTAACTCGATGAATGAAATCTTTAATTCGACATGGTCTGAGATGTCGCGTTATCACGCTTATGTAGATGCCGAAAAAACACAACAACTGATCGAGCAGTCACGGATCGAACGACAGTCGTGGGTGCGCACGATCAATAACTCATCTCAAGATGCCGCCCTATCTCTTATTGGTCTATATGATCAACAGCTCATAGCCACAGCTGACCAGGCTCTCCACTCAGTTGAAACGCTGCGACGCGAAATCACAGGTCCATCTGACGAACAGATCGACTGGAATGCGGTGCTCCCTATACTGGAATCGATAATGGGACACCAAAAGGTAATCATGAGCCTCGCGACAGTGAAGCTACAACCTGCCTACCATTCTTACATAATCACCAAGGCACATAAACAGGCGGAAGCTGCCGATAGTCAGCCTAGCTCGCAGAACAAATAAGCCAATCCCACAACTCTCCCGCATCCCGAATTGCCACCCGCTGACCATCCGGCGTTGCTATCGCGTACTCCTCAGCTTTGCGTCCCCAATCAGGACCATCGTAAATCCACCAGTTAATGTAGCCGTATTCGTCGTTTAGCTCGTCGGCAAGGATCGCAAGCAGGTTATCGTTGAGTGGTGTCACGTAAGCAAAGCCGTTGTTGTTCGCACTGGTATCGGTCGGGTAGGCGAGTTGGTCGATGGCAGCGCCGATCCGATCGTCGTCGGTTCGCTGACGTTCGATCGCGTCGAGTATTGCGATGAAGGTAGATCGTGTGATCATTCGCCAGCCTCCCGCGTCCCATAATCCTTTTTTTCATTCACCTCCATGTCACCTCCTTTGTTCATTAACCCTCACTCCCTACTACTTGAGGGGAGAGACAAACCGCGCACTTTACAGGCTATCCTTACACCTCCGCCTATGCTCACGACACTCCTGTCGGCTTGCCAGTTGGGATCTGTTCCAACGGAAGTTTCTCGATAGTTCAGCGCTGAGTAAGTCGGGCGAGTCAACATTTAGTCACGGTTCGCCAAGCCTGTCAGGGCTGCACCCACAGTTTTGGGCTTAAATGCATGCGAGGGGGCATCGGCTAGCCTGTGGCAGGTCCCTCGCACAACTGCGAGAGAATGCGGTTAATTAAGCCGCCCGCTTCCGATGTATCCCCCTCAGCTGCATTCAATCCAATCAGACTGCAAACTGATTTCTTGTAAAGATATGGACTAAATCATCGAAGTTTCGTACAATAAGGGCATAGCAAGTTGTGCGCCCACTAGAAATAGTGGGTTATACTTTACCCTTTTATATGTCCCTATTCTGACTTAGACAGCCGCAACAGTCATTTAGCAAGTCGCGCATTGGCTTCCTCCATTTAATCACAGTTGGCTATATTTTCACATACTTGACGTTTTCCATATTCCACAATCCCCCGCCTCATGCCATACTGAAGACAGCATGGTGGATAATGAAAAACAACTCCCTCTTACCAACAGGCGAATCGTCATCCCTCAAACGCCGTCACCCACCACAGACGCAGCAAGACAAGCTGATCTCGCAGAGAACCTGAAACGCCACAAAACTTTCATGATGAACTACGATCGTCGTAATATGTATAGGAGGCCTAGCCCCGCCCGTAAGGGTGCCTCAGACAAGAAGAACCCCGCCAAGTAGCGGGGTTGTTATTTAGTTTGCAAGTGCTATGGAGGCCACCAGGAGACCGAGAAGACCTATAAACAGTGCAGAGTCATCGCCGGCCGCTCTGCGTTTGTAGGGCACAGGGTTAGGCCTGACCGACTGCTTAATTGGGGCAAGATCCATGATCTCGCCCGTTCTCGTATCAACGACTTGCCGAACTGTCACGTTCAAGCCTTGCAAGTCGCTTCCTATTTCGGCTTATCGACCCCGATAGATTACTACCGAGGAACGGTGGCAACTGTCCATTCTTTCCCATCATCCCCCGCATACTTTGAAGCTCGTGAAGGTTACTTCTCATCTTTTCACTCAATAGTGACTCATCAGCCTGCCCCTTCCTTGCAGACGCATTGTAGGCTTTTATCTCATCACGGAGGCGTTCTGCATTCTGTATCTTCTCCCGCAGCTTGTCGATCGCGTATGCGTCATCGTCATAGATTGCACGGTCTGCGGCGGTCCGAATGTTATTCGCCTTGGACTTCATTTCTCCTGACTTCTGTGAGTTCTCCACGCCGCGATCTATGGCACCGACTACTCGATCGCGGTGACGTAGCGATGCACGTTCAGAGTGATGTCCTACAAGTATGGGCTGCCCCAAGGGCAAATCCTTCACCAGATCATGCGCCGCCGCAAAATTACCTTCTGCCTTGATTGCTCGTTTCTCTGCCCACTCTTCAAGTCGAGCAGCCCTTGCTAATCTTCGTTCCCTATATGTCATATTCAAATCTCCAGCTTTTATATTGTTATTCAGGTGTCGCCACCTCTGTACCTATTATCTCACCACCCCCGCAAATAACCAATAGTCAAAGCGTTGTGCTATCTACCTCAAGAGCTGTGGAAAACTTGATAACAACGCAACCGATATGAAGCCCTCAGGTGTCTGCGGTGCACGACGGAGGATAGTTCTCAACTCATCTGCCCGAGCCTTGTCACAGGCCAGGAAAAGCACGCTAGGGAACACATCAAGCGGGTACTCAGCCGAATGTTCGAGTGCGTACTTGTAACGATCCACTTTCTCCAGGATCTGCTTCTGTCGTTCGCTGCCCATATCAACTTCAAGCCACAGCACCACTCGCTCGCGCTTCTCCCGAAGTCCAAGCTCGACATACAAATCGGGGCGAAGATCAGCGCCAGCAACATCAATCCAACTGTCAGGCTCAGTTCCGTAAGTCAGTACATCCACCCACTTCTCGCGCTCTGCCTGTTTGATCGCCACGTAGGCATCAGCGATTGCAAGAGTGTGAGGGTTCAACGTCCGCTGCGGTCGGTAGCGAGTACTTGAGTACATGCGCCAAGCGTTCGGCCCGAGGGCGTAGCAATACCGCTGTGATCCCCCACGAGCACCACCAGGCAACATTTGATTGACACGGTGCAGCAAGCCAAGTCCAGTTAGTCACCGCAATGCATTTGAACACGGCGTTCTGGATGCAAGTTCGGAAAAGATCAGCGCATCAATATGTCCGCTGGACAGCTGAGAGAAGCGACTGACCAAGTTGAGGATCTCCCTGTCGCGGGCAAGTAACTGCATAGAAGAACGATACAGGTACTGAGTGGCGGCGTGTGGCGGTTCATATCCGCTGGTAGCAGCCTCTACCAGTATGTCTCGACCCTGCGGGCTACCTGCTGGCTGGTACTGGGTTGAAACATAGCGCATCTCCTTAACATTTAACCACATAATGTCATGAACTGAGTTTTCCACAGGTCACATTTCGCTATTGCATAATTTACGTGTTTGGCTCATAGTTATTAGTGAATCAACGCAGCACATTGTGAGCTGGACAGATTAACCGATTCGACACACTACAAAATAAGCAGGGGGCTGTGACTAAACTAGATGAAAGACTTTTAGAACTATGGGCAATAAGAAAAAACTAAAGAAACGCTACCCACAGAAACACCACAAGTGGGGCATCAAGAAACGGATGTTCAGCGTCTTGTTACCACCCGCATTATCTCTTGCAGTCGATGATCGGGCGAAGAAACTCACTGCTGCGCTTGGCTACTATGTGTCGAGATCAGGAGTAATCGAAGAGATCTTACGGAAAGACTCTGACTTGCAAACACTTGAGACAATACAACTTAATAAGGAGCGAAAGAATGGTCCGAGAAAACGAAACACCATCGACGCCATCGAGTAACCCACATCACGGCAACACGATCGACCTCAAACGTCTGCAAGCACCGTTCCCAGCGGACGACATCGAGTGGCGTGCACAACGCTCCGGCATTAAGAACGGTTCTGGCTGGGTTTCGGCCATCGCATACATCAATAACCGAGCTGTGCAAGATCGTCTTGACGATGTTGTTGGACCTGAGAACTGGAAGGACGAATACGACACCTCTCCTGTTGGTGGCGTGCTCTGCGGTATCTCCATCCGCGTCAATGGCGAGTGGGTGACAAAGTGGGACGGGGCAGACAAGACAGACATCGAACCGATCAAGGGCGGACTGTCGAACCCAGAGAAGCGAGCCGCAGTCAAATGGGGCATTGGTCGCTACCTCTACAAGCTCGAAGCGAAATACGTCAAGGTGTTAAACGACGGAGACATTCAGATCAAGCTCTGGGAGTACGGCAAAGACAAGAGGAAGGACCCACCCAAGATAGTTGGATACTGGTCACCTCCAAAACTTCCAGATTGGGCACTGCCGATAGCGGTTAGTAGCTCGAATACTGATACGGCACTGAAAGCTCCATCGATGGCAGGGTTGATAACGGGGACGGAAGAAGCACCTTCGAGGGTGGAAGATCCGCCACGCGGTTCACAACTCATCAAAATCAAGACTCTCTATGCGAAGTCCGGTGGCGATGCGGCGAAGCGGGACCAGTGGATCATGCAGATCAAGACACAGGCACAAGCAGCTCAGGCAATCGAGTTACTTGAATCTGCGATTGAACGACAGCAGGCTGATAACGAGTAATGGATACGTATTACAGCCAGGCACATCACGACTACGCCGACAGTGACATCGACTCCATCAGGTACGACATCGCGATGGATGCACATTTGGAGCAAGACACGCGACGACTGGACTTCGACGACGGAGCTAAGCCGACTCTGCGGGTCAACGAGCATTTCGAGGTATCGGAATGGTCAGACGAACAAAGTAATGAGGTGGAGACCTCGGGAGAATAAGAACTATGCCAGCAAGTGGCTCGACCAAGATCAATAGGGAGATCTTCGACAGCATCGTTGCACGATCGAAGAAATCAACGCCAGAAGAAATCGCAATGCAAACCGGATATAAGGTATCCACGGTCAAGTTCATCCGCCAGGCAAAGACCTGGGAAGAGTTCCAGAGACGCCGAAACGCACAAGCACAGCGTGTGTCTGCCAAGAGGGCAATGAACCCAGCACCGCGACCCGTTGCGACAAAAACGCACCGCCCACCAAAACCCATGAAGGCTCCTCAGCCCACCCCTGAGCCGCGTCATGATGAAGTGACTACCCACATGCTCAACGAAGCGTACGAGGAGAGCCAGGCTACGAATCGTCACTTGACGGCATTGGTCGAGAAGCTATCGGAGAGGCACGAAGATCTGAGCCTGCAACACGACTCTCTCAAGCTAGATAACCGACGTAACCAGTCTGCGATCAAGGCACTTCAGGATGCCGATTCCCGCCGCACTGTGGCGACTAACAAGAGCAACCGTTCATGGTTCCCGTGGAGCAAGAGGTGAGCGGCACGAAGGCCGGCGGGCTAAAAGCTAGGGACCGGAACCTCTCGAAAGACCCAGATTTCTACAAGAAGATCGGCGCAATCGGTGGACGTCTGGGCACGACTGGCGGCTTTGCTGCCGACCGCAAGCTGGCACGGATCGCAGGTGCGAAAGGTGGACGAATCAGTAAACGGGGAAAGAAGGAGGTGAAAGATGAGCAAATTTAGGAAGGGCGATCAGGTAAGGATGATCAGCAAATCTATCTACGGAGATCTACAAAGCAGCAACGTCTATGAGAGAAGTGTCAACGGAATCGGCTGGATTACCGAGGTTGGCTCCGAGGGACCCAACACCTATACCGTTCACGAACTTCAGTCTGGACCTGGTGGCGACTTTTTCACTGAGGCAGACTTGCAACCAATAAACTACGGAGAAACAATTATGAAACGACGAACATTCAAACTAACCAAGGAACTACCAGAACTCACCAAAGGCGCACTCGTACAAGAGAAATGTGACGACGGAGACCAGGACTACACCGTCCTCGACCAGAGCTTCATCAAATACGAAGACGAGCATGGACGCAAGACCGTCACCTACCCCCGCAAGGCGGTAGAAGACGAGCCGAACTACTTCGTCGAGGTATTCGCCGTAGAACCTGCCTACATGACGCAAGACGAGCTGGATCGGTTCGAGGCATTCAAGACAACCAAGGCCGGCAAGAAGTCGTCTGCTCGACCCGTGAAGACTGAAGCACCGACCGCTAAGAAACGCGCTCATCGTGCCAAGAAGGTAGTTGACGTCGAGACCTTCGTACGGGTTTACAACAGCAGTCGCAACAGCACGTCAGTGGCGAGGAAGCTTGGAATCACCGTCGGTAACGTCTACAACCGAGCCTCACTTGCCCGTAAGCAAGGGTTCAAGCTCAAGACGATGAAGCGGCCAAACACCAAGGTCGCGTAGATGGTCGATGAGATCCAATACCACCCACTCGATGCAGTGGTAGAGGCGATCATCAGCTCCGAGGTCGAGACGATATGACGGGTGAACACCAACCCCGTCACCCACGTTGCCGATCGATCATCCAATTTAAGCCAACCAACACCGAAGGAGGTGATATGACAACAACGAGATTTAAAGTAGGACAGAAGGTTATCTTGAATAGCCACGACTGTGTCTTTGCCGAACCTGGCGAAACTGTGACGGTTACCAATGTCGATGGTGGCATGCTGTACTTCAGAACGTCGAGGGGGAGTTACTGTGAGCACAGCATTGAGAATTTCGAGGATGGAATCAAGTCTCTCGACAACCTCGAAGTTGGCGACATCATCGTTCATCCGGATGGCGACGAAGCGAAGGCGCTGGCGGTGCTTGGAGATGTCTTCCTGACAAGCGGCTGGGGCGACTTCGATTCGGCGGCCGAGACGTGGTACACCGTCGCAGAGTCGAAGACATGGCACTGGACCGTCAAACAAGACACTCCAGAAGACATGGCACTGGACCGTCAAACAAGACACTCCAACTGAAGAGATCACCGAACTCTCCATAGCCGAGCTAGAACAGAAGCTTGACCTCACAGCGGGCACGTTGCGGGTGAAGAAGGACTAGGCCGAGACGTTCACAAGCCACGCAAGGGCAGTCCAGATTGTGTAGAGCACTCCGCCAATGGCGAAGAACGCCATGAGCGCACCCAAGCTCGTCCAACCCTGAACGAACGTCGCCCACATCCCAACGACGATGAACCCGACGGTCATCAGGACTAGCAAGAGGAAGTCACCAAAGCTCATCGGATGACCGTACAGGTCCACGCCGACACCAATCACCAGCAACCACCAAGAGGAGGCATATGCCAAGAGTTATCGCCTATGTGCGAGTCAGCACCAACAAGCAAGACGTGGAGAACCAACTCAGCGGCATACGCATCTTTGCCGAGCGAGAACGTATCGAGATCACTGAGACTGTCGGCGAGACGATCAGTGGCTACAAGAGCACCCTCACCGAACGAAAGTTAAGCGAAGTACTCGAAGGGCTTGAACGCGGCGACATGCTCGTCGTGAGCGAGACCAGTCGTATCTCGCGTCGGCTTTTGGACGTACAGAACACGATCCATGACCTACTCGATCGTGGCATCGGTGTCGTCGCGGTCAAAGAGAACATCGTCTTCAAGGACGACATCAACTCCAAGGTGCTCGCGTTCGCGTTCGGACTGTCTGCTGAGATCGAACGCAATCTCATCTCGGCACGAACACGGGAAGCGTTGGCACGCAAAAAAGCTGAAGGCATGATCCTGGGCCGGCCAATTGGTTCGGGCAAGGTCGAAAACCTCAAGCTGTATGGCAAGGACGAGCAGATCCTCGAACTTCAGCTGAAACGAGTCTCCAAGTCCGCAATCGCCCGCATGTTTGACGTGAACCGCGAAACATTGAATCGCTACATCAAACGTCAAAATTTGGACCGGGAATTGCTATGGAGACGCCACAACAAAACCACCAATTAGTAGATATATGCAAGATCTGCTGGACGTAGTTGCGACATCAAATCGCAGCGAAAGTCAATGGGAAACTTGTCCACAGGAAACAGCACATTGAAATAGAAAATCGTCAAGTGAACAACTTTTCTCTTGACAAACCGCTGGCATTGCTGGCCGTCGAGCGTAACTAACCATCCAAGCGAAATCGCGATGTTAGTTGCTATACACCCGCTCGTCGTCAGGCTGTGCCAGCGAGCACATAACTTAATAAGGAGAGCCAATTTATGAAACAACTGAAACTACGAGCGCTTGCCAGGGGCGGCAATAAGTGGATCTACACCTCACCGCGGATGTACATGGGATTTGACTTCATCAACATGCTCGATCCGGGAAACGGCAAGGGCGGACGACCATCGACCGTAGTCCATATTCGGCCTGAAACCGCAGGTCTATTTACGGGACTACGCGACACCCGTGGCCTGGACATCTTTCAGGGCGATCTACTTGAGGACCCGAAGGGTCGAAACGGCGCTCTGCACTTTGGATCGTTCGACACTGGCGATCAACAGGGCGTCGGATTCTTCCTGGAATACGAAGATCGGGACACAGCCTCCGGCGTCGTTTCGTTCGGGGCTGACAACCCCACTCAATCGAACTACCGGATTGTCGGAAGCATCCACACCGGTCTAAACAAGGAGAACTAACTATGAGATTCAGACACGATCAAATCGCACCATCCGGCAAGCGCCAGTACTGGATTGCGTTGGGCCGCGTTGACATTGAACTACTACTGGGCGAAGCAACCAACGCGCTCGCCCACACACCAGACGTTGCGGCACTTCACGAAGTGCGTGGACGTCTGCGTGGCATCAAGAGGGGTCTGTCAGATGCACTGGCCGTCGCCAAAGCAAACGGCGATGAAGGCGATCGCCTCCCCTGGGTTGAACGAAAACCTCAGCGAGGGAGCAACTGATGGAACGCTTCCCCTCCCCCGAAGAACCCGAGCGCTACAAGATCAACACCGCTCAAGAGGAAGCACTACGCAACCTCTGCCACCGCTACGGCGTGGAGTACCGAGCTGACGACTACTACGTCTACCCACCTGATGCAGCAATGTGTCCAGGGTATGCCGAGGGTTGGGTTGGCGGTTACGTAGATGGTGAATCACGGCTGTACGTCGGGGTTTCACCAGATGGACGGGTCAATTCGTAATGGCTACCAAAGAAACTCACACAGCCAAGATCCTCAAACTACTCAAGGCCAAGGTCAGCAACCTTGAACTCCGTAAAGTCGCCTGGCGCTACCCCGCTCGCGTCCTCGATCTGAAGCACGAAGGTCACCTGATCCGCAGTGTCCACGACAAGGGATCGCTGTGGTTCTACATCTATGACGGGCACCAGGATGACGGAGTGGCGGCATGACCGACTACCTCGAGTTCACCACCATAAACACCCCTTCAATCGAGCGTCGGAAGCTGGACGTTGGCGACATTTTCATCAACCAGGTACGGCACACCAAGTGCGGGTGGATCATCCGTAGCAAGAACCGACACGACTGGGTTACCTGTAAATGCGGCGAACTCAGTCTGGATGGCGGCAGCTGGTACCAGGCGATGAACGGGGACATCACGAATGCAGAGAACCATGCCGTGATGTACAACGAGCTTCACGGGGCAGCGGCATGAACCTTCTCCCCTACTTGATCCCCGCACTCAAGCTAGCCGGCCGATGGATCGCGACTTTCCTGGTAATCGCCGTGATCATCGTTGGAACCCTCTACCTGTCGCTGTTCATCGTTCCAGTGCTGATCTGGCACACGTAGGGACTGGTCGGATTGGTACTGTTCCGGCATGGCAGACAGTGCAGTTGATACGGGCAAGTTGAAGATCTTCATCAGTTGGTCAGGAAAGTTGTCCGAAGAGGTCGCCAAGGTCTGGCATAGCCTCTTAACCGAGATGTTCGACAACGTCAGTCCGTTCATGTCTGAGAAGGACATTGAAGCAGGAACGCGCGGCCTCCCTACGATCGCCAACGAGCTGCACGGCTCAAAGTTTGGCATCGTCGTCGTAACTCAGGAGAACCTTCACTCACAGTGGTTGAACTATGAGACTGGTGCATTATCGAAGGACATCAACGACCCCGATCTTCGAGTAGCACCAACATTAGTCGACTTCAAGAGCAAGGCTGACGCCACCGGCCCGATCAGTCAGTTTCAAGCAACTCTGCTTGACCATGATGGTGTCAAGACCATCCTTGAACAGGTGGGGCAAGTGGTCGATGTCGATCCTGCGACTGTAGACAAGCGATTTGAACGCGCATGGCTCGCCGAATTCGAAGAATTGTTCGAGGTAGCTAAATCTCCCTATGCATCGTCCGGCAACAAAGCTCGTCGCCATGCCCCTGACAAGCTTGATGAAGTCCTGACTACCGTCAGGGAGATCCAACGCCAAGGCGCCAATGCAATAGAGGACGCGAAGAGACTCGAACGCGCCGCCGTCATCAAGAATGCAGTTCTCCAACTGGTTAATGCCAAGGATTTCCCGGCAAAAAGAATACTCGGCTTGAACAGTGAGGACGAAGGCATCACATTTGTGATCGACGACGACGCAGATTCCGACGATAATAGTCTGCGAGATTTTCTCGAAATTATCGACGCAATCGACGGAAAACATCCGTCTGCATACATAAGTGAAACTGAATACGATCAAATGACCATGAACTGATTGATCCATAAGGAGGTGATATGAATGAAAAACTAAACCAACCGAACCCTAAACACTGGTCAGATGAACAAATCATCGACCACGAAATAGCAAGCGCCACAGCAGAAGAACGCTCAATTGGAGACGCTGGCGCACGCGTGATCGCCTCGCAATGGCACGGCGGTCAGGCGAGTGCCCTCTACAGCCTCACCAGTACTGGAGCTATCGATCTACCCCCGGTAGTCGCTGAGATCAACGAGTCTTGGGCTAACGCCGACACCGACTACAACCGCGAACACCTTGAAGCCCTTGGCGCGTACGTCATGGCTCGTGAGTCACATGATCCCGTCGAAGGATGGTCGAAGCAGTGGCTCACGCCCCCAGATGAACCAACTGAACAGGATGACTTCTGCCCCGCCTGTCGCACGCACATATCCGCCCCTCACTCCGTTGGTTGCCCACTCGGTGAAGAAGATCCCGAGCTACTTGAACGGGTTGAGCAGGCCGTCACAACTAAGGGAATCGCAGTCGCACACTGGCTTGAGTACGTCGGCTTCAGGAACGGCGAAGAGCTAGAAGCGGCGATCAACATGTTCGAGGATCACTACATGGGTCACTTCGAGAGCATCGAGGCGTATGCAGCCGACTACTTGATCGAGAGTGGGCTCGAAGCTCAGCTGGATCAGTTGAGGCAGTACCTACCCGAAGACATGAGACAGCACGTCAAGTGGGATGAGGCAGGTATCGCGCACGACTTCGCCCTGAACACCATCCACTCTGTTGCGGACGACGACGGCCATCTGTACCTGTTCACCAAGTAGCGAGTTATCCACAACCACAACTCATTTCGTGACATTTCACTATTGCAAAAGAAGACGGTTTGGCTCATAGTTATTCGCAGAGGGGAACACCAAAGCAATGAATACAGAACGCGAAATCGTGAACATCAATCTCGAGTACGAGCACGCCGATGACACACCGTTTCTACGGTTGATCGGCCAGTACAAGACGAAGCGCCGCGCACGTGAGGCTCGTAAAGACAAGGAGACGATATTATCGCGCTCACAGTCTTTCATCTCACGAAAGCGTTCACTGCGATAGTGAGACCCAGAAGGTAGCAAGGTTGCCCGCGAAACTCCGTCTCGAACGGTAAGGCCGTGTCTGATTAGGACGGCAACCAAGCACCACACTTAGCCGCACAGCGAGGGCGGCCGAGATGCACCTTTACAGAACAGTTCATGCAGTTAAATGGGCGCATCAGAGAATAATTAGAGCATTAGATTGCGATTTTTTACAACTACCTGGCGCGTTCTAATGTGCATATGAGTAGCTTTAAGGCAGACGGTTTTGCCTAGACAGCGCTGGTAGCGTAGAGCGTGGCGGAAAAACCACAATGAGTCGTTCGATTCGATACAGGGGTTCAACTCCCTAGCTCGTATGCACAACATGGACTATGTAAGTGAAATGCTAGGGTTAACGCATTGACTATCATCAAGAGCTACCACCAGATTGAAAGATGAGGATGGGGCTGTAGTGGTTCGAGTCCACTGCTTACATAGACCAACTGCTAGTAGTCAACCGCTAACCGTAACCAGTCGGCAAGTCAGTGGAAAGCTGATGACTACTAGCAGCCATTTAACCGCATGAACCACTTCCACTTCCCAGCATATTCATCGTGTGCTGGGAAGTGGGCGCATGAACCCACAGCTCGTGCGCTCTACTGGTCAGGGTTTAGGTGAGAGGGCCGCGCCGATTAATAAGGCGCAAGTGAGTCCACGTCGTGAGACCTACTTCCGCGAGGCCCAGCTCACCCCCTGACCCCAAGTCGCTGATCTCTGCACCTGGATCAGCACTTCGTACCTGTCACGAGTTCCCACATCTGTACCGCTTCAAAGTTTGCCCTCCAGCTTCTCTGAAGTACCACCAGTGGAACGTAATCCGCACACATTCGGCTAGTACGTGGACTCATGACGGGTATCTAGTTGCTCCATCGAGGTTTTGTTGAAGCCCACCCTCAACAGCACACTTGATTACTCGATGGCGTAACCAGATCGACTGTCACACAACTAAATAACAACTGAACAAGGAATCATCCATGGCACACAACGGACCTGAATCACTGCCAAACCAACCGTGCATCGACCATCTAGCCGACACGGTGGATCTACGAGCAGACATCGCCAAGCTCGCACTCATACTCGCGTTCGAGGACACCTTCAGCGAGGTAGACGAGCGCCTGATTACACGGGAAGAAGCTCTTGTACGCATGGAGGCGTTGGCTCCGCACATCTTGCATGGTGCTTACCGGGGAGGTGCTGCATGAGCAAACTGACTGTAGACGTCAACGAAGAAACAGCCCTGTTCATCAAGAGCATCGCCCATGAACTGAGCACACAGAACAACCGTCATACCGATACTCCAATCTTCCGCATCTACGAAGAGCAGAAGGTCGAGCGTCGCGACGGATGCGGCGACCATACTGAACGACTTGATTATGAAGGCGCACATGAACACTGGTGTGAACCGTGCAAGCGGATCTGGGAAGAGTTTGATTGGGACGATGACAGGTTGCCAGCACTTGGCGAAGATGATTGCTACTGCGACGGTCTTGCTGATGCGCATTGGACCTACGACATCGAACTACTACCGGCGGTTGGTGGGTATGACGGCGTAGCTTTCCTTACCGAAAAGGCCGCACAAGAATACCTTGAATCCAACAGCTACCACTTCACCAAAGGAGTTGTGTACGCGGAGAGTGCGTTCAGGAATCACGAGTTGAAACCGATCATTGCAGCGTTGCAAGAGATTGGAAGCCAGCTATGAACGAACAACCGCCAAAACCATCCCGCATAGAAACCGAGATCGCTGCCAAGTTCGTAGGTATCCCGAACGCTCAACTCATCCGCAAGATGGAGCACGCCCAAGACTTCGGTTACGACGACGAAGAGTTTGAACTCAACCGACGGCTCAAGCTCGGTGGCCTCGCCTGGCGATGGAGCGGGGACTTCTACCGGCCAACGGTTGAGGTGTACAAGCCGGAAGATGTTGAACAGCAACCAGACACACCAGAGGAGGTGATATGACAACCCATTACAACTACAACCCTGAAGGAGTACCACTCTCCCACCACGAAGACAGCGAAGAACAGCTGGTGATCGGGAGCGAGCGAGACTTCATTGATCTGCAGGAACCTGAACTAGTACGTTCGATCGGAGCAGCAGCCCTTAGACGTGCTCAGGAGCAGCTAGGCGTGTACTTTCACTGTCTGAGGTTCACCCCGAAAAGTGGACAGTGGTCACGCGGCCATCGAGGTCGCGGTCAGTGACTGTTCGTAGTCCGTGGGGCTGAGCATCGCGATCGTGGA